CCTATAATATATATATAATATTAAAAAGATACTACTTTAGGCCTAGCTTAGTGCTCTTCTGAGTCTGTTTTACCCCTACTTCGGTACTGTTTTGGGTGTTTAGTAGCCCTTCTAGGCCGCTTCTTTTCATTAACATCTCTGCGACTAGCCCCATGATAGGGTTATCTTTTGTTATGGCTTTGATTGTACTTTGGCCTGTGGCCTCATCCATTTTTTTACTGGCCGCACCCAGGGAACCAAAAAAAGAAGATTGAAAAGTTTCAAGCATTCCGTGTGTTCGTTCTTCAATCTCATCAACGATCGGTTCAAGAATTATTAAGAGATCGTCATCACTATCTGGAGATTTCGCCCAGGCAACCCAAGCATCCTTAGATTTCTGAGCCACATACGAAGCAAACATAAAATAAAATATTGACCAGGCGATAAGGTACCCCAATAGTTCTAAGGCTGTGATTACCATTTTATTTCAGGGAGGGCAAACAAACATATTTTTGGGAACCAGGTATCCAGGTTAAATTTTCATTAGGTCCACACGTGGGTACATCACCAACGGGCCTGATATCTCCTATTTCTTTTGTCTCAGGGGGGATGTCGAAAAACGTGGCCTTCTTGCCAGTTATCACTCCCGAATCCTGAATTAATTTCAAAAATGCAAATAACGCGCCTACATTCATAATTTTTCTAACTGCTCCTTCGCGAATCGACCTAGTCCTTTGCTAAGTTGGGCCCCCAATAAAGTTGGTGAAATATACCCAGTTATACTGGCTTTTACTGCCGTTTTTTGTACATCGGTTAAAGTAATATTTAACTCATCTTCTTGGGCTTGTAAAAATAAATCTATTAAGAAAGGTAAAAAGGCAACAACAACACCCGCTCCAATTAACACAGGTGTATTTTCATTGGCTAAAATCGTATTAATATTTTCGTGTCTTCTATGTCTGGATAAAGCATCACGTTGACCAACTGTCAATTTAGTAATATCAACGTCATCGGGTACAGCTTCGTACAGTGGACGACCCATTAGCGCCTCTTCTTTCCCTGCGGGGTCTTACGGAAAGCGATCGCCATCTTCTTTAGGTTCAACTTGCCGTTACGATACCTGAAACGGGGTTTCTTGCTGTTAGCTTTAACGTATTTGTTCCAGGCGCTTAGTTTACGTTTGCGTGGTTTACTGGCGGGCATCATACTCGGGCCAACATCGTAACCTATCCTGGTTCCACACTCAGGGCAATACTTGGGCATTATTCCACCTCTTTTCCTTCCAGGACAACTGTCATCAGCCCTGTGGGGCCCGTTGCCAGGACTTTCATGCCTGTATTGGGCGGTATAGTATAGTACAAGTTAGGGAATTGGGGCCCGATCCCTGCGTCTATGATAAGAAACTTTGAGACATGTAACGCTTCCTCGTTGCCTTGAAGAGTCCAGGAGAGAACATCACCTGCAGAGCATCCCGAATAATCGAAAGAGACGTTGGTGACGACACTATAGAATCTATTGGGAGAGATAAAGTCCAGTAAGATCGTGCCGCCTGCAGTCAATGCTTCCAGACCGCTCCAGGCAAACATGCGCTCACCATAGAAGTTAAGGCTCGGCCCCGTCGAAAGTGTCACTTGTGAATCCTTCCAGTAAATACAACACTAACGTATCTATCTGATTGAGTTACGTTACTATCTACAATAACAATAACCTGAGTGAAGGGAGGTACGATTAACCTCTGTGAAACGGTCATAGGGGAGTCGTCTGAGGTCGCGGTACCCGATCTTATGAGAGCTACTGTATTGCCATTAAACTGGATGTTGGCAGTATTGATAGTAGAATTCGCAGGGCTATCTTCCTGGACACCACCATTAAGCTGCATGTGCCCGACAATGTACCCCTTACCACTCGTAAAAGATAAAACTGTAAACGCTGTAGTATTAGCTGCGTATAATCCACTATAGGCGTAACAATGTGCGCCAATATAATTTAATTCTAAACCAGTTCCAGCTACTATATTGCTGCCATAACCAACGCCTTCAGGCATTGATAAATTTACTCGAATTGAATCGTGCAGCTTGCGTCGATTGTTGCGGCAGTTGTTACCGCTATCTGAATATCCAAAGTATTACCAGAAGTCACACCCAGGGCGGTCTTTTCTTGGACTACGCAGTTTGCGACTCCAGTTCCACCACTTGCAGCTTGTGCGATTGCAGGTCCCATGAACGTAGCATCGCCTTCTTGAAGCGCCGTGCCCGTCATTTTAAATCCTGAACACAGATCTGCACCAGTTCCGACGGTGCTAACACCCATTGTTATAGAACTTATTTGTGATACTCCAGTAGGAACTACCAGGCTTAGGCCAGAACTCGCGAACTGACTGGTCATGCTCTGAAAACTGGTCGTCGCGCTCAATGCGGCCGAAGTCCTCGTTACTACAATGCTCATCGTATTATGCCCTCACTTTTATTGGACCCAGGGAAGCCAATACTGGACTTCCACGGGAAAAGGAACGTACTGCCATCTTTGCCAAGAACGCACCTACGAGGGTCTTGGTTATAGCTTGTTTGTTGGCTTGCGCTGAAGTTGATAAAGTGCGTAATCCGTCATTAAGATTACCTGCCAAAAATGATTTGGCAGCTGCGCCTGCGTTTACTTGTGTCATAAGAGCGAGAGCCGCCCCTGTTTCAATCACGTTTATTCCAAATTGGCGAGAAGGTTTCCTTCTGGCTCTGGCTCTACGTCTGCGGACCATGCGTTGGGATTAGCGTTTGTTATATAAATGTTAATGCAATAAGCGTTGATGCTCTCTCTGGATTACCCATAAGGCAATCATACCACAATAAGCGCACTTTTCCGCCTTGGGAAGGTTTCTTTGACGGCATTTTGGATTGTCACACTCCCAATAATCACGGTAAATATCGAAAGCCGCTAAAGGTTCGTAGGCTCCCAGCGCCATATTTACAACGTGCGACCTTGTGCCCTTATTCTTCTCCAGGTATCTATCTATCAAATCGGACAACTTGCGGTCCATACTGATGGATACGGGGATAACTCCGCGTCTTTTTCTACCCATTCTTCACCCTTTTTCTTAATAGTTCAACGCGCTCAACCCATACCTGATAGCATTCAGGGCAATACATGAAAGGATCGCCTACAACATCCCTCAGGTATACTAACTTCTTGTTGCACTTCTCACAAATCATGGTTGTTTTCCCTCTTTAAAGCGTCGCTCCATATAGGCTAGTCTTGACCTATAATGTGCCAACAATTTAAACATCCTTTCGTAATGTTTGTTCTGCTCTTCAAATGGACATTCAAGTCCATCAATCAAAGCGTCTATTATTTTCTCTTCTAAACTTATCTCACCCATACACCTTACAGTAAGAACCGTTATATAATATTATACTTATATTTAGAATGTACAATATACACTATATCATAATATAATATCTAGAAGCCTACGTACCTATAATATATATATAATATTAAAAAGATACTACTTTAGGCCTAGCTTAGTGCTCTTCTGAGTCTGTTTTACCCCTACTTCGGTACTGTTTTGGGTGTTTAGTAGCCCTTCTAGGCCGCTTCTTTTCATTAACATCTCTGCGA